CTTTTTTCTTTGAAAGGTCTTCGAATGTTTTTTGGAGATTGGTTTGAAATTCTTCTAACTTCTCATGCTCAGTATTTCTGTTTGCAAGGTTTTGGGTAATAGTTTGAATTTCAGATTCAAGGTCTCGGATTTGTCTCTGGTTGAGGGAAATCCGAGTATTGTTTTGAGAAATCTCATGGTTGAGTTTCGTAATCTCCTTAGATAGAACTGTGAATTGACGCTCTCGTTCTTGTTCTAACTTTATAGTCTCCTCAAGTTCTTGAAAACCTTTCTGGAGTTCCTTTGCTTTATTTTGAGCGTCTGTAATTCTATTTAACCGAAACTCTTCTTCAATTGTTTGAGTGCAAGTGGGGCATACCGTATTTTCAGTAAAGAACTTATGCTCTTTAGTAATGACAGATACTTTCTGCGAAATTTTACCCCTAAGATTGTTTAGTTTTACTAACTTATCATCGGCACCAATGAGTTCTTCCTGCTCTTTAGTATAGGTAAAAATCTGCTCTTCGGTTTTGGCACTTTCAGTCATATAAACGCCAACTTCGGCATCTAAATTGGCAATCTTTTCTCTGTTAGCAGTTATGTTGGCATTACCACGATTCTCCAACTCTTCGATGAAGTTTTGTTGCATTTTCATCTTTTCTTTTAAATTCTCTTTACGCAACTCAAGAGATTTGACCTGATCTTTCTGAGTACGAATTCTATCCTTAATGAGATTGTTCATCGCAGAAAAAATACGAATATCCAAAAGATCTTCAATCACTTCTCGACGATGTGCTGTTGGAAGTTGCATAAAAGGAACAAAAGTACTACTACCCAGAATCACAATCTGAGTAAAAGACTTGTAGTTTACCTTGAGAATATTCTCTTCTAGAATTCTTTGATTGGCACGGTCATCTGCTTCCTTATGCAGAGATTGACCATTTACCTCAATATCAAAGATATTTGGTTTGATTCCACGACGGACAAGATATTCACGATTATTTGTAGAAAACTCAATTTCAACTAGACAATCTTTTTCATTAGTAGTGTTGACTAGTTGATTTTTATTAATTCGGCGAAATGCTTTATTAAATAGGGCAAATGTGAGAGCGTCCAAACAAGTGGATTTTCCTGCTCCATTTGTTCCAATAATTAAATTTGTTTTATGTGCAATGAAATCAATTTCTGTGAATTGATTACCAGAACTTAAAAAATTCTTATAACGGATTTTCTTAAATGTAATCACAAGAGTCAAAATCTAATAAGGACATCATATCAGGCAAACTACTTATTGTCAAGTTTTTTCTTTCTATTTTTTGCTGCTTCACTCATTTTTCTGCGTGTCTCTTCCGTAAATGCGTGAGGTTTCTTTCCTTTTTTTATCTCACTCATTTTTGATTTATAATCTTCATCTGGTTTCCAAGTTTTTTTACCATTCTTTCTTCTAGTATTTCCAATTAAACTTTGACTAATTTTATCTTTATGCTCTTCACTCATAGGTTTTTTCTTACCTAAATTAGCATCACTTATTTTTTTCTTATGATCTTCGGTCAATTTTTTTCCAAGTTTTTTATCAGACATTTTTTGTTTTGCCAGAGAGTCTGGTTTTGCTTTCCCACCTCTCTTACCTGCTTCACTAAAAACTTGTGGTTTTATATTTTTTTGACCCCTGAGTCCATCGGAGGCAATTTTATCAAATTTATCTCCAAATACTTTATATAAAATATCGTGCTGATCTGCGTGACCTTCGGGAGTTAAATAAATTTTATAATATTCATCTTCTTTAAAATCACCAAGATAATCAAAATAAGAAGAGTGCTTTGGGAGCATATGATGAAGATGAAACATTAATATACTAAAAGGTTTATTACCTAATTATTTATAATATTTTATGTTTCTAAAAGGTTTATTAATCTTGTGAAATACTAACATTTTTAGGAGGAATTACGATATCGTCAGGAGTGATCACAGCATACTTATAGTTGTAAAGTTTACAAGTCTTTATTGCAAGGTCGTCGTCAACTTCAACAACGTCCATTTCAGTTTCTTCTTGGTCTTCTAGCATCAAAGCATAGCGAGTAGCATCATCTTCCTCTTCAAAGAGAAATAAAACTTTATGTCCATATTGATCTTGGACGGCATATGCACCATCGTCTTTTCTATCTTTGAGAGTAAGAAGAAACATTTATTCTACCTCGCAAGCTTGTCGATAAAGATCTTGAAAAATACCTTTGATAACATTTTTATCAAATTCAAATTCTGCTTCGTCAATATAACGATTTAGAATGGACATTGTATTTTCTTCTTCATCAATCTCAAAATCTTCATTTTCTTGAATTTCAAAATTTTCTACAATTTTTAAATCTTGAATTCCTGCTGTGTAAAGTTTATCAATGAATTTTTCAAAATCTTTTGGTTTAGATTTTTTGCGGACAATCACCTTTACAATTTTGTTTTCATACTCAGTTATATCAAACAATTGATAAGGAGTATCATCATAATAAATGTTATAGAATAATTTATAAGGATTGTTAATTGGAGTATGTTCTAAAGTTTCTGTATCGAAAATATGAAATCCACGAGGATCATTTACATCATTCCAATACATCTCATAAGTATTACCGAGATAGAATACAGTTCCATTATCAGAACGAGTATGGTAATGACCAGAAAATACCTTTGTGAAGTTTGAAAAAATATTCGCTTCCAGTCCATGATCTTCCATTACAAGATTGCGGTTTACACGAAAACCCTGAAGTTCTAGATGACCCATTGCAATCTTTGCTTTAGTCTTCTTAATTTGTTTTAGAGTTTCATCATAGTTTTCACTACAAATCCAAGGAACCATCATAATATCCAATCCACCAACTTTAACTGTTTGTGGAGAACTGTAAGTTCTAATATTTGGATAAGTTTGAAGAAGAAGACTTGGAGAATTGACATTATTGGTATTCTTATAGTAGCAATCATGATTACCAATAATCATATGAACATCATAATCTCGCAGAGGTTCAAATACAACACGTTTTGCCCATTCAAGACTTTGATAATCAATTGACTTACGACTATCAAAAGCATCACCCATATGAATGACTGCCTCTACTCCATGTTCTTTTAGAGCAGGGAAAAAAACATTCTTGTAAAAAAGTTCAAAGTAGTCATGGAGATACTTAGAACCTTTGCGGGCACCATAATGAGTGTCCGTCAAAATTGCAACCTTCATCGATTTCCGTTTCTGTATTGGATGTTGTCCTTCATCGTATTATAGTCCGAATTACTGCCAGAAAGCAACCCATCATCAACGGTCATAACCTCATCAAACCCAGTGCGTTCGATAATCTTAGTCTTGATATCCAGTTGCTTCTTTTCCTTTTGAATTCTTCTCAGAAATGCGTAGTGAATAATCTGAGTAAAGTATGCAAAAGGATTCTTTGACTTTTCTGGGTCAAAGTTATGAATATACTGAACGCAATTTTCAATGCCATCAGAAATCATATCCTCACGGAACATATAATTCACAAAGTTTGGTTTATATGAAAGGTGAGTAGCAATCTTTAAAAAACACTCTCCAAGATAATTTGGAATAGGAGGTTTACCATCCCAATGCTTGCCCCTATCTTGCTTAGTGGGGTTTCTATCGAATTTCTCATTGAATGACTTTTCAACTTTAGAGCGATACACAATCATCGCTTCTAAAAGTTCTTTATTGTTTACGTAATGTTCTGTCTTTTTCTTAGGCATAGCATTGGACTTATATAATATAGGTTATCCTTATTATAACACAACTACAAGGGCTTGACAAGGTATAAAAATACGTGTAGACTACCTTTGTCCCGGTTGAAGATGAGAATTTAGCTTTCTTTAAGTCCTTTAAAGATTCTCTCAAGACTCTTGCGAGCATCTTCAACAGAAGAAACATAACCCATCTTTGAAGAAGGTTTTACTTTACCTGCAGGATTATAAAGATCAATATTATCATTATCTTCAATATAGTTATTGTAAATATCAAGTAATTTTTTATCTTTAGTTTCAGTCATTGTAATAATCTTATCAAGTTTTACAATAAAGAAATCATCATCAGATAATTCCATCCAAGGTTTTACCTTAAGATAAGTTCCTTGTTGATTATGATAAGTTTTCATTGTAACTGGATTCTGAAGAACTAGTACAGGATCTCCATCATTCTCATCCACAAGGACTAACGATAGAATCTCTTCACCTGATACTAGTTTTATAATTGCGTAAAACTCTTCTCCCATTAGTTTTTAAAAGGTATATTTACAATATCATAATTAAAGTTTTCTTCATTATAGACTTTAATACGTTCGATTAAATGATTAAGAGTATAATTCTTTCTTGACTTATAACTGATATCATCGGCAATATCATATAGAGTTGCTTTTGTTTTATTATTTCCTTTTCTTAAGACTCTTCCGATTGATTGGAGGTTTCGGATTCTTGATTTGCTAGGGGAAGCAAAGATAACATTATGTAAATTTCTAATGTTGACACCAGTAGAAAAAGTGCCGTAAGAAGCAACGATGATTGCATTATTTTCCTTTTCAGTAATTTCTCTTACTTTTCCTCTATTTTCGGTATCAACACCACCATGAACGAAAAACACATGACGATTCTCAGATATACTCTTATTTATGAGTTCATATAGAGGTTGTCCGTGACCTTCAACTCTGGCGAAGAGAATCAAAGTGTTTCCTTTTAGATCGAGAGCAAGGTTTTTGATAAACTTATTTCTCTTTTCATGATTGATAATATACTGAACTTCTTCTTCAAAGTTTTCAAATTTATGTGCTGGGTGCTTCAGTAGAAGAATATTAATATCAAGTTTTGCAACATGTCCTTTCTTCATCAACTCATCAGTTTTAATAATCTTATAAGAAGGACCAAATAATCCTTCCAATACCCACTTATGAGTTTGTGTACCGTCTAAAGTTCCTGTAAATCCAAATCGATATTTGGCATCAGAAAGTTTTGTCATTATAGATACTAATGACTTTGATTTAAACTGGTG